AATAGTCTTATTGGGTGGATTGTCACAGGGGATTGGATGAAAGGTTTAGTAGTGGGTTTAATGGCTCTAGTCATTAACAGTATTTTGTATATATGTCACGAAAGACTCTGGAATCGGTTTGATTGGAAGAAAGTTTCTTCTGATACAGACAAGATTGTATTATAAATAGATACAGATAAAGGGAGACTATTATGAAAACCATTCGTTGGGTGCTAGCACACGAACCTATTGAATTATTTCTTAGGGCTGCAAAACATTTTAAAGCAACTATGGAAGAGAAGATGCCGGGCGCTATTAACTTGGAAATCTTAACTCTATCAGAATATGCCGAGAAGTACAAGCCTGGCGAGAAGATCACAAAACACGATCTTCTTCAATTGATGGAGGACGGTGAGATAGAAATGTCTCAGATGTATACTTCTACTCTTGGACGTACTCACGCAAAAGATATGTGGGCCCTAGATATGCCGTTCATCTTTAAAGATCACGATCACGCAAAAGAAGTGCTTGAGGGTGATATCGGCAAGTCTCTCCTTGCTGGTCTTAATAAGAACAGTAATGTTCAAGGCCTTGCGTTTACCTACTCTGGTGGATTTCGAATGATCCCTGCTAACGTAGAACTACACAAGATTGAAGACTTTGAAGGTCAGAAGTTGCGTTGCAACAAATCTCCTATCGCAGAAGAAACTCTTAGTGCTGTTGGTGCTGTCCCTGTTCCTATGGAACTTGAGCAGATCAACGAAGGTGTACAGGGTGATATCATTGTTGGTGGTGAGTCTACTTATCCCCGTTTCTATGGTTTGAAACAGAATGAGTTCATGGACACAATCAACGATGCAGAACATTCATTGTTCCTTACTACAATTCTTGTTGCTAAGGATTTCTGGAACACTCTTGATCTTGAGCTGCAAACCGAAATTGAAGATGCATCTTTTGATGCAGCTAGGGCAGAACGTGTCTGGTCTGTAGAAGACATTGACATTGTTAAGTCCAAATGTGAGAAAGATACCATTAAGGTAGTCACCATGTCTGATAAGGAACGTCTGCGTTTCAAAGAGGCAACTGAGTATATGTATGAAAAATATGATGATATGTTTACGCCAGGGCTACTTCAAAGTATCAAATATGATGCATGAAAATAATTAATCACTGTTCTCTAACAAGAACATACGGAATACGTCCAGAACTAAAACTTTATAATCCTTTAGATTTAGAGGATATTTCTGGCTATGAATCCACTCATATTGGGGAACTGTTCAACAACTTCATCTATGGTTTAGGTGTGTTGGTTGAAACAGATGCCCCGTATGATAGACTTGGTAGAGACAACAATCTCAACGTAGATTTCGATCCTATCCCAAAAATCCCAAATAACTGGAATAGAGAATTCGGAGATATATGTGACCAGAGAGCTCAAGAGTTATGGGCCCTGGGAAAACCTATTCGATGTTGGTGGTCTGGTGGTATAGACAGCACCACAACTCTTACTGCTCTTATACGAACTAAGAAACCAGAAGACACGCTTAGTATCTGGATGAGCAAACAATCTGTTGAAGAAAATCCTACCTACTACGAAAAAATAAAGAACTTGAATATAGAGTGGGCTACTAAGGAAACTCTACTAGCAAAGAAATCTCTGTGGAATGGTAAGGTGTTAAATGTCAACGGTGAGTGTGGTGATCCTATGTACGGAACATTCGTCATTGAAAAACACATAGAAGAACTAGATGATCACTGGCACACATTTCTAGACTTTGAAGATGTAAACTTCATATACAAAGACAGTCCCATGAGAGGACGCTTCATGGATTATCTTGAGGAACATATCACTCATTGTCCATTTGAGATTAAAAATCCTTTTGATATCGCATGGTGGTTAGCGTTTACAACCAAGTGGCAGTGGATAGAACGCCGTTGGTTTGGATTCCTAGAAGACCCATCTGGATATAAAAATCTGGTTGCTTTCTTCAACGATCCAGAGTTTCAGATATGGAGTATGACTAATCATCATCTGAAGCATAAGGGAACGTACAAAACATACAAGTGGCCTTCTAAAAAGTACATCTATGATTTTAATCCAGATTCAAATTACTTGATGAATAAGACAAAAGAAAAAAGTTTACCTAAGACTATGGGGAGCTTTAAAACCTTTCCTTTTAGAAACCAGAATAGAGTTGTATTTGATAACGGTGACTATTATCCGTTTGGAGATGATGGAGAGATATTCCCTATCATGCCAACAGACGTACCAAAATGGGATTTATTTAATAAGCCAGTTTGGGATAGATACAAGACTATGGAACCTATTCGCATAAATAGTTAAAATAGGAGAAGAGAGATGCACGAATATGCTTGTAAAGTTGTACACATTGTAGACGGAGACACCGTAGATGTGGACATTGATTTGGGCTTTGGAATTTGGATGAAGAAAGAACGTATTCGATTGTTCGGCATTGATACTCCAGAATCTAGGACTAGAGATTTAGAAGAAAAGAAATATGGGTATGCTGCGAAAGATTACTTAACTGGCATGCTCGATGATGAGTTGATTATGTTGAAAACTCATAAGGATAAAGCTGGAAAGTACGGCCGCATCCTTGGTGAGTTGTGGCGTACTACTGACTTTGCAGGCCAATCCATTAACGAATACATGATTGAGAAACATCATGCAGTACGGTATATGGGACAATCAAAAGATGATATTGCTGAAGAGCATATTAAAAACAGAGAGTTTATAACGATAAAATGAATGACACCGTATATCTTGGTAATCCAAATCTCAAGAGGGCTAATGTCACTCAAGAGTGGACTAAGGAAGAATTAGAACAATACGCTTTGTGTATGGAAGACCCAGCGTATTTTATTATGAATTACATTAAGATTGTATCTCTTGATGAAGGTCTAGTGCCTTTCAAGATGTACGACTTTCAGAAGGATATGGTAGGTACTTTTCATAGTAATCGTTTTACTATCTGTAAATTACCTCGGCAATCTGGTAAGTCCACAACCATTATTGCTTATCTCCTTCATTATGTTTTGTTTAATGATTCTGTGAATGTTGCTATACTTGCGAACAAGGCGGCTGTTGCCCGTGATTTACTATCACGATTACAACTCGCTTACGAACATTTACCCAAGTGGTTACAACAAGGAGTAATGTCATGGAACAAAGGAAGTCTAGAGCTTGAGAATGGTTCTAAGATTTTGGCGTCTTCTACTTCTGCTAGTGCGGTGCGTGGCGGGTCTTATAATATTATTTTCCTTGATGAGTTTGCTTACGTTCCCGCTAATGTGGCTGAACAATTCTTCAGCTCCGTCTATCCCACCATCTCCTCTGGTAAAACCTCAAAGGTGATGATCGTTTCCACCCCACATGGAATGAATATGTTTTATAAAATGTGGACGGATGCAGAAGAAGGCCGCAACAGTTATGTACCGATAGAGGTTCATTGGAGCGAAGTGCCAGGGCGTGATGAAGCATGGAAAAAAGAAACTATCAAGAATACCTCAGAGTCACAGTTTAATACTGAGTTTGAGTGTGAATTCCTTGGTTCTATTGATACGCTTATATCCTCTAGAAAGTTGAAGACCCTTGCATATGTACAACCCGCTCAATCTAATGCTGGGTTCGATGTGTACGAAAAACCTATTGAAGATCACACGTATATGTTAACAGCAGACGTTTCACGTGGCACATCTCTAGATTACTCAGCTTTTGTTATGTTTGATATAACTGAGGTTCCATTTAAAATTGTTGCAAAGTACAGAGATAACGAAATAAAACCCCTTCTATTCCCAGCGAAGATATACGATGCTGCTAGGGCATACAACACAGCATACGTTTTGATTGAAGTAAATGACATTGGAGAACAGGTTGCAAACACTATGCAGTTTGACTTGGAGTATGACAACCTTGTTATGGCTAGTATGCGTGGGCGAGCGGGACAGGTACTTGGAGGTGGCTTCTCTGGTGGTAAAGCACAATTAGGGGTAAGAACCACAAAGGCGACAAAAAAGGTTGGTTGTTCTAATCTTAAACAGTTAGTCGAAGATGACAAGCTCATAGTTCAAGATTTAGAAATAATTAGTGAACTGTCTACGTTTATTGTGAAGGGATCATCTCACGAAGCAGATGACGGGTGTACAGATGATCTAGTTGCCTGTCTGTTCATATTTGCATGGGCCGCCGATCAACAATACTTCAAAGAATTAACTGATCAAGATATTCGAAGGACTATGATGCGAGAACAACAAGACGCACTAGAACAGGACATGGCTCCATTTGGATTTGTAATTAATGGTCTAGAAGAAGATAATGTAGGTACAATGGTAGATGAGTATGGTACTAAATGGAATCCTATAGTACGAGATTACGGGACTGATTGGTAATTAAAACCACACGAATATAAACGGCATTATATAGAGGGGCCAAGCAATAAACATAGAAGTTATTGCGGTTCTGATAGGATTAGCGCCTGCTATCTTTGCCGCAGTAAAAGATGATAATGCGACAGGTGGAGTTATCATCGACAACACCCCAAAATACAATACAAACATATGTGCCCAGATTTCAGTGATTCCAGCATCTATTAGAGTTGGTGCTGCTACGATTGCTACAATAAGGTATGTAGAACTAGTCGGCATACCCATTCCAAGTATTATACACAATATTGCGACTAATGTCAAGAGAAAAAACGTATTACCTCCAGATGCTACATTAAGTATAGATGTAATATGAAAACTAAGTCCAGTTTGATCCATTATCCCTATTATAAGACCGATGGCCGCAGATAGTATAATAAGACCATACATGCTATCAGCGATAGGGGATACCGAAGCCGTTTTTTTAAAATCCCCTGCCATTGAAATTCTTCCTTTAGGAACTGAACAGAACAGCACTGTATAGAACAATACTGCTGGTACAAGTGCCGAGAGTGCCACTGTCCAATAAGATACTTGAAGTATTTCTGCCATGAGAAATGCAGCTGCACCCATAACGGGGGGCATTAGTTGACCACCCGTGGAAGCAACTGCTTCATATGCAGCTGCTTTGTGTTTTTTATATCCACATTGAATCATTAGGGGTATTGTGAGTTGCCCTGTACTCATTACATTAGCTACAGCACTACCAGAGACACTACCAAATACTGCTGAGGAAAGGATTGCTACCTTGCCGGGCGATTGAACATGTTGTAAGATAAATTTGATAATGTAGTCTATAATTCCAAATCTTACCAAGAATTGTCCAGCAAGAACAAATAAGAATACAATACCACACATAATAGACATTGACATACCAAGCATAGCGGTGTTATCTATAACGATATGTGATATTATATCATAATAATTCCTATCTGTCAAGAGGGGAAATGAAAGAAAACACATTAATATTATGCCGAACGCTTTGCCGCTTGTCTTAAAGCAAGCATAAACAACGAGCAAACAGAGAGGTATTGATATAAAGTTTAACAGAGTTTTTTCATAATTTGCGTATTCTGTTAGATATGGATATGCAAACCACATAGCCACACCCATAGAAACTAGTAGTAGACTATATCGTTTGTAAGCGTGTCCTAGAGCTGTGAATAGTATCAGAACGAACCACTGCTCATCAAAGGTAGGGTATCCAACATAGAAATCTATGTCAGATACGCTTACCAATAGAAAGAGGGGTAGTAAAAAGTTAGTCAATTAACTTCAATACTTTATACGCAAATCTAGCGCCATTATGAATAGGAACTCCGCTTTCTTTAGAGTACATATTCTTCCTGTCGAAACCGCTAACCATCTTAGACGATTTCTTATAAACCTCAGCATTGTTGTAAAGAGCAATAACCATGCTCGAAACAACTGGAACAGGCACATCTTTATGTGCCCATAAGACATAAGGGAATGTTAGTACACGTGTTGCACCCCTTACTTCTGGTGTTCTTTTCTTAGGATGTACAGTGGTTACAGAAAAGTTTTTCCAACCATGTAGCAACCTTTTTTCTGCTTCTCCTCCATTGAGAGATAAAACACGGATACCACCGTCACTCAAAGCCTCAGCATGTAATTTCTTAGTATGGCCTGCACCAATAGCAACAATAGTCACATCCACCCGTCCTTGCCGAAAGGCGTTCCAATTGCCTGGCAAAGAAGTTACTGGTACACGTTTAACGTCATCCCACACTAGAGCGGGGTTAGAATTAAGTAGTTTGTGTTTAATATTCCAATGGAATCCAGGCGCTCCACGAAATCCAGAAGGCACTCGTTTGCCCTTTAGATCATCATAGTTTTTGATGCCTGAGTTATCCCGAACAGCAAGTCCTGTCTGGAAGAAGTGTAAATTAGCCACAAAACGTAGATTTTTGTGTGCTTTTTTTGATGTACGGATACCTGTGTATCCCCAATAAAAGTCCGTAGGATTGCTAATCCCAAAGTCTAGTTCTTTATTATCAACCTTTTCAAGATAAGATTGAGTACCACGATGAGGGATGGGGGTTAATGTTAATCCAGCCGCTCTCATAGTTTTCGCAAGTGCAAGGCCAGTTTGTGCATTAGCACTGCCCTTTGTAGTCCCTAACGTCTCAGCTAAAGATGTAGTTGTCATGGCGACTAATACTAGTGCCGCAATAATGAATTTCATATCATACTCCTGTAATAAATTCAATTAGATCGTTGTCGAGCTTAATCCAGCAATTGGAGCAAACAACAAATGATTCACGAATAAGGGCGAACACTTCTTGTCTGCTTTCATTACTAGTTCCTACTCGTTTGGTTAGTTTACGGATTTCAGAGTTATGTGGATAAAACTTGAGGCAAACCGTCTCAGACTCGCCACAGTGTTTACAGTGCTTATCTCCTAAATATTCATTCAAGATAACAATACGTTTACGATAATTGCGTCTAGCAACCTTCTTAATCGTATCCTTATATTTTTCATAATGAGCATTTACCATGCTTTTATTTATAAGAGACTACACATATAAAAACACTCTTTAGGATTCTTTTTTTTATAAATATTATTAATAACAGATAAGAAAACTATCCCTTGTTAAAAAAGAAGGAGAACAAAATATGTCTTTTCTATCATCTCCTGGCGTACATGTAAAAGAGATTGACCTTACGAATATTGTGCCTGCCGTTGCTACCACTGTTGGTGCGATTGCTGGCCCGTTCGCTAAAGGCCCAGTTTCTTCCATTACGACCATTGGGAGTGAACAAGATTTGTTGCAAGTGTTTGGTAAACCAAATGCTAGTAACTTTGAGTGGTGGTTCACAGCCGCTAACTTCCTTGCTTATTCCGATCAACTAAAGGTGATTCGTGCCGGTTCTGGAATCCTAAATGCTGGTGAAGCATCTGGTGTTTTAATCCGTGACGATGATCACTATCTACACGACTTCTGGGCCGAAACTGGTGACGGTCAAGTAACTTCTAACGATTGGTATGCACGTACTGCTGGAACTCATGGTAATTCAATTGGTATTCAGACTTGCCCATCTGCTACAGCATATGAACAGGACTTGAGTACTTCTAACCAAGTAAACGATGCTTCTGCAACTGCTGGTGAAAATGTTATCAGTGTTGATGATGCAGATGCCTCTGGTTTTGCAATTAATATCGGTGATTTGCTCACATTTACTTCCACTAACGGTTCTATTACTCATGTGCCTGGTGATGAAGGAAATGAGTATCAAGTTACTGCTATCGCTACCAACGAACTGACGATTCGCCTTGCTGGTGATCCGAATGGTGCTGGTCTTGCCGTTGCAATTCCCGATGATTCTTTCATCCGAAGACGCTGGGCTTTCTACAACCTCTTTAACGGGGCGCCTGGAACTTCTGCTTGGGCAACTGATAATACCCGTGGTACTGGTGATGAAATGCACATTGTTGTGTATGACACTACTGGTGATCTAACTGGGTATGACTATGATGTTGCTGGTCAGGCAACGAATGCTGTACTTGAACGCTGGGACAGTGTAAGTAAGAATCCTGCTGCTAAGACTGCACAGGGTGGATCAAACTATTATGTTGATGTAATCTTTAGGGGTTCTCAATATATTTACTGGGGTGATCATCTTGCTGCTGGAACTAACTGGGGAACAGATGTAACTGCTGCTATGACTGCCGTAAGTACAATTGCTATCGCAGAACTTACTGGTGGAACGGACGATTATGCAGTAAGTAACGGTGAACTCAAAACTGCTTACGATCTGTTCTCAGACGTAGAAAGTCTTGATATTAACTTAGTACTTGCTGGGCCTTCTGGTGGTGTTACTAACAGTGCTGCTGGTATGGACACACATGGAACAATGATTACTGATCTTTGCGAATTACGTAAAGATTGTGTAGGATTTATCTCTCCATATCGTGCCGCTACAGTTGGTGTTGCTTCCACTATCACGCAAACCTCTAATGTCGTAGATGCGTTTAATCTACTGCCATCGTCCTCTTACATAGTGTACGATAGTGGTTACAAATACATGTATGACAAGTATGCAGATGTTTATCGTTACGTACCACTAAATGGTGATATGGGCGGATTATGTGCTAATGCAGATAAAGTTGCCGATCCTTGGTATTCTCCTGCTGGATATAACCGTGGACATGTTCGTGGTGCTATTAAACTCTCTTACAACCCGAAGAACAGTGAAAGGGATCAACTATATCGTGCCAGAATTAATCCTGTTACGAACTTCCCAGGCCAAGGTGTTTTACTCTTTGGTGATAAAACTGCTCTTGCCAAACCTAGTGCATTTGATCGTATTAACGTACGCCGATTGTTCTTGGTACTTGAGAAGGCGATTGCTACTGCTTCTAAATATCAACTCTTTGAATTCAACGATGAATTTACAAGGGCGCAGTTTAGGAACATGGTAGAACCTTTCTTGAGGGACGTACAGGGAAGACGAGGAATCTTTGACTTTAAGGTAGTCTGTGATTCATCTAATAATACAGGTGAAGTCATTGATCGTAACGAGTTTATTGGTGATATTTACATCAAACCAGCCCGTTCGATCAACTTCATTACCCTAAACTTTATTGCAGTACGAACTGGTGTTGCATTTAGTGAGGTAGGAGGTTAACCATGGCTAATATAGATGACTTTAAAGCAAACTTACTTGGTGGTGGTGCTCGTGCCAACCAATTTAGGGTAACGATTACTCCGCCCCCAGGCATTGCAATTGGATTAGATGTTCGAAGAACTTCTTTTCTAGTAAAATCGGCAGCTCTTCCTGCTCTATCTCTTGGTGAAATCGGTATTCCATTTCGTGGACGACAGATTTTCATCGCTGGTGACAGAAATACTGCTGAGACTTGGGACGTAACTTTCCTTAATGATACGGACTTTATGATCCGTAACGCTATGGAGAGATGGTCTAATGGAATTAACGATCTTGCCAATAATACTGGTGTGGTTGCTCCATCTGATTATCAGAGTGATTTGACTGTAGAACAGTTGGATCGTGATGATGCGGTACTGAAGTCTTACATCTTTAAGAGTGCTTGGCCGACTGCTGTTTCAACAATTGCGTTGGATACTGCTGAAGCTACTGCGATTGAAGAATTCTCAGTCACGTGGAGGTTCCAACACTTTGAAGCCTCTGGCGTAAACTTCTAATTATAAACCTACTAAATAGAAGTAGGAGAAAATTAGTATGGCAGAGTTATTCGGATATAGTATAAAGAAAACCAAAGATCAGGCGTTGGGTAAAGATGAGAAATCATTTGTATCCCCAACGTCTGACGATGGTGCTGTAGAGGTTGCCGGTGGCGGCTTCTTTGGACAAGTATTAAACACTGACGGAAGAGAAAAAACTGAGATTGATCTCATCAAGCGGTATCGTGACATTTCCCAGCAGGGAGAGTGCGATACTGCTGTTGAGGACATCATCAATGAAGGTATTGTGGCCAATCAAGAAGATGTGCCCGTACATATTTCATTAGACAGAATTCCTTATTCAGATAAAATCAGACGCAAAATTAGAGATGAATTTGACGAAGTATTACGTTTACTTGATTTCGGAGTCAAGGGGCATGATGTTTTCCGTAGATGGTACGTAGATGGGCGCCTTTTCTATCACAAGGTTATTGATACGAAAGACCCTCGCAAGGGCATCACAGAATTACGTATGATTGATCCCACACGGATCAAAAAAGTACGAGAAGTAAAAAAGAGTCCAGACCCTAAGACGGGCGTTGAAATGGTACGTTCTATCGAAGAGTATTTTGTATTCAATGATAAAGGTATTGAGAAAGCTGGTCTAGCAGGCTCTGGCGCCAACCAAGGAATTAAGATAGCATCAGATTCTATCACTTATGTTCCTTCTGGTCTAGTTAATCAAAACACAGGAATGGTAATGTCTTATCTACATAAGGCAATCAAACCTGTTAATCAGTTGCGTATGATTGAAGATTCATTAGTTATCTATCGTATCTCACGTGCGCCTGAGAGACGTATCTTCTATATTGACGTTGGTAATCTACCAAAGGTTAAAGCAGAACAGTATCTTAAAGACGTTATGAACAGGTATCGTAACAAAATGGTATATGATGCATCTACTGGAGAAATCCGTGATGATCGTAATCATATGTCTATGTTGGAAGATTTTTGGTTGCCACGGCGTGAAGGTGGTAGAGGTACAGAAATTACAACTTTGCCAGGCGGTTCTAATCTTGGAGAGATTGATGACATTACCTACTTTCAGAGAAAATTATATCGTTCACTTAACGTGCCGATTTCAAGACTTGAATCCGAAAGCGGTTTCTCTCTCGGCCGATCAACTGAGATCACTAGGGATGAACTTAAATTCACTAAGTTTGTACAGAGAATACGGAAGAAATTCACTCCCCTATTCACTGACATACTCAAGACCCAACTACTTCTCAAAGGCATTATAGCTCAAGAGGATTGGAAAGCTCTTCAAGAACACATTTCATATGATTTCCTAGAGGATGGTCATTTTGCCGCTCTTAAAGAATCAGAGTTACTTGAAGATCGTATTAATCAGTTGGGTACTATTGAACCTTATATCGGTACATTCTTCAGTAAAGAGTTTGTTCTGAAGAAGGTATTACATCTTAATGATTCCGAAATTCAAACAATGCGGGATCAGATTAAGAAAGAGACAGAAACCGATCCAATGGATGGTGGAATTATTCTACCGCCAGGTGGTGACGGTATTCAACGTATTCCTGTTGATCCAATGGGAATGCCAATTGATCCGAAAATGCCTGCCGATGATAGGGCTAAGGCTGCAATGGGACTTGACCCATCAGCACCGTCTGTAACACCAACCGTTAAACAACCAGCGCCGGGTGCTGCTGGATCAGCTACTGACACACCGAACGCTTCTGGTGACAAGTAATTAATTATTAAAGGAGAATAAAATGAGTAGAGAATTTGTAGATGCCACAATGAATGGTGATAACTCTAAAGCAGAAGATGATTTCAAAACATCTATTGCAGCTAAAGTTGGTGAAGTACTTGAACTTAAACGTCGAGAATTGGCCAAGAGTTTTGTAGGTACGCACGAAAAGGCGGAAAACGATGCTTAATTTCGTAGAGATTTACGAAGAAACCGTTGTGGAAAAGGACGAACATAAGAAATCCAAAGCGTATAAGGGATTATCTCCTAAGATGCGGAGTGCTGTCGATGATATTTTCAAAAAAATGGAAGCTAAGCCGACAGATTTCCTAAATAGCTTTGAAAAAACAATTAAAGACGTTTCTAAGAAACATAATGTAATGAATAAGGATGTTATGAATTACTTTGAGAAAGAAATGTTAACGATCTAGGAGAAGACTAAATGGCGTTAGTTCTACAGACAATTAGTGACAGTGATTTTGAACACACAGTAAAAGTCACCACTACGGGTACGACCAGTACAACTGTTATTGCAGATGTCTCTGAACTCAAAGGCGATGCTACTAACCCACGTGTTTCAATTGTAGGCGTTACATGGTCAGTCGGGTCTGTTACCAATATTGAGTGGAACGCCGATTCAAATGTCGTTGCACTATCTTTAACTGGAAACGGTTCTTGGACAAATATATCTATACCTAATAATGCCGGCACTGGAGTTAACGGTGATGTTCACCTTTCAACCGCTGGGGCTTCTGTTGGAACTGTTATACTACACCTTAGAAAAGTATCTGGATGGGATAATATCGTATAATGCTTAACGCACACACACATACAGAAATAGATAAGGCAGTTATTCGCAGCCAACATACTCAGCGAAACTGGGATTTGAATCAAAACATTCCGAAGGCTGATATTAAGACACTACTACATGCAGTAACTAATTGTCCTAGTAAACAAAATATTGCATTTTACAAGGTACACTTTATTCAAGACCGTGACATAATTGAAGAAATTCATGAGAACACTTACGGTTTCGGAACAACTAAAGGCCGAAAAGGTGCTGATTATGACGCTAGTGAGGTTCGTGAGACGGAGACAAATCCGCAGACCCTAGCTAATTTATTGGTGATTTTTGAAGACTATAATTATTTAAACCACTTAGAAGGTGACATTCACAGAAATCAGGCAACTAGAGAGTATGTAATGAATGGTAAGTTGAGTGATGACCGACAGGCTGAACTTGACAGAGATAAACAGATTGCAGTAGGTATTGCTTCTGGGTATCTTAACTTAACTGCTTCTTTGATGGGATACAAGACAGGGTGCTGTCAGTGTATGGATCAAAAGGCAATACAAAATATTGCTTTACTGGAAGAGAAACCCATTCTGTTGATGGGCGTAGGATTTCCCCAAAAGGGTGTAAGTCGGCGTCAACATCACGTAAGGGATTTCAATTTCGTAACAAAGAAAAAACAACCTATCAAATATAAGATATGGGATTGAACTTAGGAAGAGTGCTATGGAAAACGTAAAATTATTTTCTGAACAAGTCGAAGAAGTAGAATACATTACCGAAGCCAATGACAGCGGCGGTAAGAACTACAAGATTCGGGGCATTTTTCTACAGGCGGACATTAAAAACCGTAACGGACGTATATATCCAATGGAAGTTCTTGAAAAAGAAGTCGGTAAGTATAATAAAAACTTTATCGGCGAGAAAAGGGCATATGGGGAGCTCGGACACCCAGACGGCCCAACAGTGAATTTAGAAAGAGTTTCACACCTAACTACAAGCTTAGAGCGAGATGGAAAGAATTTCATAGGGGAGGCGAAGATTATGAAGACCCCTATGGGAGAAATTGTGAAATCCCTTATGGATGAGGGATGTAAATTAGGTGTATCGAGTCGAGGGATGGGAAGTTTAGTTTCAAAGGGCGGTGCTAATTACGTCAAGGATGATTTTTACCTTGCTACTGCTGCTGATATTGTTGCTGATCCTTCCGCACCAAATGCCTTTGTTGAAGGTGTTATGGAAGGAAAAGAGTGGGTATGGCAGAATGGCGCACTAATTGAATCTCATCTTATCGAATTAAAGCAGAAATTCGATGTAAAACAGCGGAATCGTAACGCAAACGTGGAGGCTTTGGAGTTTGCAAAGTTTCTTAAAAGACTATAATTTATAAATAAATATTACAAAGAGAAGGAGACATCCTATGTCCGACGAAATTGAACAAACCATTGAGGAACTTGAAGCGGAAGTCCTTGCAGAACTAGAGGAAGCATCAGAAAAACCTCTGGGTAAAGCAATTGACTTAGGCCTAGGTTCTAATAATGCTGACGAAACAGTCAGTAACGCTAAGAAACCAGCACCGAAAGCTGCTGGTGCCGACAACGCAGAGTCAGTTGAGGGCGAGAAAGCTCAAGACCTCGGCGGTGCGAAACCAGAAGCTAGTGTAGAAAAAGGCGCTGACGAAGACCGATCTGAGAAAGAGATTGGTAAGAAGGCATCTGCTAAAGCTTCCGCAACGAAAGACGCCCAGAATAAGGGTGCAAAACAGGAGCCTAAAGTGAAACAAGGAAGTTCAGGCGAAGCTACGCCAGGCGAAAGCCAGAAACTTGCAGCGTCTCATGTTCCCGAAGGAGACGAGGTTCTTGAAGAAGCACCAAAACTTACTAAGGCGCAACACATTGAGAACATTGCAAAGATGAAGAAAGGCGACATCGAAGAGATGCTTGCTGCTCATACATCTAAACTTGCTGAAGCAGACAATGCAGAGTCCGAAGAGGAACTTGCTAAACTTAAAGCTGCTAAGGAAGAGATTGAAGAAAAAATTAAAAATATCAATGTCAAAGAAGATGTTGATGCACTTGTTGACGGGGAAGACCTGTCAGAAGAGTTTAAAGCAAAAGCTGCAACTATCTTTGAGGCCGCTGTCAAATCAAAAATTCGCTCAGAAGTAGAACGTATTGTTGAAGAGTCAGCTTCTCAAAAGGATGCAGAGGTAGATACCTTTAAGGAAGAAATGACTGACAAGGTTGATACATATCTAAATTACGTAGTGGAAGAATGGACGAAGGAAAATGAGTTGGCAATCGAACGTGGCCTAAAGGGCGAGATTGCAGAAGACTTTATTTCTGGACTGAAACAGTTATTTGAAGACCATTACATCGATGTGCCTGATGAGAAATATGACGTTCTCGAAGCACAGAGTGAAAAGATTTCTGAACTAGAAAGTCGTTTGAATGAGGAGATTGAAAAGAATGTTCAGTCTTCCACGAAGACTAACGATCTAGTTCGTGAAAGTGTCATTTCTGAAGTTTCCGTGGATTTGGCAGATACCGAAATTGAAAAGTTTAAGTCCCTTACCGCTGATGTTGAGTTTACTAGTGAAGAGGCTTTCAAAGAGAAACTTAATACTCTCAAAGAAAGTTATTTCCCTAAACAGGATCAGGCAAGTGACGTAACTACTCTAAATTATGAGGAAGAAAGCACCGCTCAGGACATTGATACGACAGATAGTATGCGTAAGTATATGTCTGCTATCAGTCGTGATCAAAAGGCGAGTGCATAATATTATTATAACAGATGTAAAATAAAGGAGAAACTAATGTTTCAGACAGAACATCTTCAAGAAAAGTGGCAGCCAGTCCTAGAACACCCCGATCTTCCAAAGATTGAGGATTCTTACAAGCGTGCTGTTACTACTCTAATTCTAGAGAACCAAGAAAAGGCTATGCGAGAGGACGCTTCGTACCTCTCAGAAACTGCTCCTGTTAACGCCATGTCTGGCGGACAGATGGACACTTGGGATCCAATTTTGATCTCTTTGGTTCGTCGTGCAATGCCAAACCTAATCGCTTATGACGTTTGTGGTGTACAGCCAATGACGGGCCCAACTGGTCTGATCTTTGCTATGCGTTCTTCGTTCATCTCACAAGATGGCGCAGAAGCACTCGTTGATGAGTCAATGCCCGATATCTCTAACCAAAATGCTGCCGGTACTATCGGTGGTGGTGATGTTGGTGCTACAGAAACTAACCCTGCTGTTCTTAATGACAGTCCTTCTGCTGGTACGTATGTAAGTGCTACTGGTATGACGACTGCTCAGGCTGAAGCACTGGGTGATTCTGGTGCAAATGCTTTCGGTCAGATGGCCTTCAGCATCGAGAAGTCCACGGTTACTGCTGTTACACGTGCCCTTAAAGCCGAGTACACAATGGAACTTGCACAGGATTTGAAAGCAATTCATGGTCTAGACGCTGAAACTGAGTTGGCAAACATTTTGTCTTCTGAGATTCTTGCTGAAATCAACCGTGAAGTTGTTCGTTCGCTTTATGTTACTGCTGTTGCAGGCGCACAGGTTAATACGACAACTGCTGGTATCTTTGATCTTGACACCGACTCAAATGGTCGTTGGTCAGTTGAGAAGTTTAAAGGTCTTATGTTCGCTATCGAACGTGATGCCAATGCGATTGGTCAACAGACTCGTCGTGGTAAGGGTAACATGTTGATTGTATCTGCTGACGTTGCAAGTGCATTGAACATGGCTGGTGTACTAGATTACACTCCTGCTCTTAATAACAACTTGAATGTAGATGATACGTCTACTACGTTCGCTGGTGTTATGAATGGTCGTTTCAAGGTTTATGTTGATCCGTATTCTGCCAATGTTGCTGCTAGTCAGTATTATGTTTGTGGTTACAAAGGTTCTTCGCCTTATGACGCTGGTTTCTTCTACTGCCCTTACGTGCCTCTTCAGATGGTTCGTGCGGTTGGTGAAAATTCCTTCCAACCTAAGATTGGTTTTAAGACTCGTTATGGTCTTGCTGCTAATCCTTTCGCAGGCGCTGGTGCAGTTGCTGCTGGTGATACCGTTAATGCTAACGCATCACTTGACGCAAATACCAATGCTTGGTATCGTCGAGTTAAAGTTACTAACCTTATGTAAAATAGGGAAGTCCTACTTTAGAACTAGGGAGTGCCTTCGGGCGCTCCCTTTTTTTTGTCCCAAATGGTAAAACCGAATGTGGCACATGATGCTTCTTCATGTCTGTCAAATGTATAAATTTCACACTCCTTAGCAATCAAGAAGTCTAAGTATTCTTCCTCGTTCATACAAATTTTATCACCATCAAGAAGACGAAACATCTGGCAATCCTTACCAGAGATGTCACTTGCTATGTGATCAGTTGAAGTTTTTCCTGTCTGTGTCCACAGTACCGCATCAACAGCAGTTTTTCCTGCTGTTATGTACCACGGCAAACCACACCCAGTGAGTACTAAAAGGGTTAGTGACATAGTAATGATGAGGGGCATATGATATTATTTAGGCCTAAATATTTGTATGAGGTGGATATGTAGAATCTATAAGATATGGAAGAAGAAACGTGAAATTAAAAAACGTGATCCGTTTATATATGGTGGTTAAATGTTAATTGAAGATTTTGAGCATTGGAAGACTAAGAGCAACTATCGTAATGATTATGATGGCATGGACAGTCCAGACGCACCTTGGCCGCTAGGTCTAGGTTATCGACCACGGGGGTGGTGGAAAAATTATCCAATACAAGATTTTAATTATAAGTATAACTCTTGGGGTTTTAGAGGCCCAGAATATGAGCAGTACTTAGGTAAACAGGTCAACATATGTTTGGGTGACAGTTTTACTGTTAATATTGGAGGGCCGATAGAACACAGTTGGCCAACTCAGTTAGGGAAACTCTTATGGGATTTCCCTATTCTCAATTTGGGTATGGATGGCGCTGGAAACGATGCTATACGAATTGTATACGATAGGGCATGTAAATTGTTCGACGTTCAAAATGCATTTGTAATGCACAGTTATTTTCACAGAAGGTTTGAAGATAATAAATTTATACATCATAGAAACTGTCTTACTACAGATTGGCAGAACACCAAGCACCTCATAGAATCTATGGATGGTATGGATGCCTTCTGTGGGTTTATTCCAGATTGGTGTTACTCATATGAAGAGATGCACGTGGTAGACAACTCGCCTCACATGGCATATCCACATAATAAAGAAGAGTGGGTTAATAGAGATTACCACCACATGAATAAGAAACTTAACAAGAAGGTTGCAGAGCACTATTTCAATGAATTATCTCGTACTGACGCCGGACGGCGTAGGTAGTACTTATCTACAAAGGGCGATAACGGTTTACCTTAACGCCAACGGAGAAGATTACTACAACACACATGAACTTCTAAACGGGTTAGAGTTAGATTATAACAACAACCTGTATAAGAAGATGAAAGGATATTCTCAGTCTATAGAAGAGATTGTTGGAATGATCGAAAAAAATGAGGCTATGTTAGTTTCTAGACTCGCTCACTATCACGTTTTGGATAGACTTGCTGGAAAGGTGCCGAAACCACCAAAGGGAGTAATAAGTAGACCTATAGATATAGATATCTTAGAACGAAATAGGAGTGAAAATTATGATCTTTTATATGACGCTTGTAACGATCATTATGGAACTATCTTATGTTGTACACGTGATCCATTTGAGTACGCTTTAAGCTGGGGGATAAGAGACTTCACTGGCGTGTTGAATTGTTTTTCTTTGAAAGAGAAAGCAGATACGGTGAACTTTCACATGCCAATTGATCTGGAGTTCTTTCGATCCAAACTAGATCAATATAAGAATTATATGTTCTGGGTACATGAAAATTTTGATGGCGCCAAAGAGGTTCAGTATGAAGATTTGGTTAATGATGTTGATCTAGTTTTGTATAATATAACCGACACAGACTATGATGTGAAGAGATGGTGGGGTACAACGCTTCAAGAATACAGTGTACAGATGTATCAATTGAGTTTAACTTACAACTATCGGCTTGGTTATTCTGATAAACTTCTAGAATACCAGAAGGCACTTGTGAGAGAAAACAAGTTGTATATGAACGGTATGCCCATTAAGATGAATACACTGAGAGAGAAAAGCGAAAAGGTGACTAATTTTTCATCATGTTTAGATGTCTACAATGATTGGGCAAAAGGTCATAATCACTTTGAACAGATAGATAATGATGAAATCATTAACAAGATGAAGATAGAGGATTCTATCTACCATAAATAGAAGTAGGAGAAATTAATGGCAGGCCCAGTAGATAGACAACCAACGAAGTTAGACTATGCAAGTCCAACTCAATTCAAATTTGGCATCCATCAGTTGCCGAAGGTGGAATTCTTTGTGACTGCTGTAACTTTACCAGACATAGCTTTGGATGCTGGAATCTTGGAGACTCCATATAAAGACATTCCTATTGCTGGTACTAAAATGGTTTATGGTAATTTGGATGTTACCTTCCTCGCTGATGAATACTTGGAGAACTACACATCTCTATTTAATTGGATCACGGGTATCGGATTTCCAAGTAGCAGAAAACAGTTTGAAGAGTACAGGGATATCACTAGTAACACGCCAGCAGAAGCTGGCAGTCAACCATTGGATCGTATAGGAAAGGCTAAACCAGATAGGGCAATGTATTCTGATGCTAACCTTATGATCCTATCTAATAAAAATAATCCTATCGTGGAGATAGATTTCGAAGATTTATTTCCAGTATCGTTAGGCGGGTTAACATATTCACAACAAGGCACTGATGTAGATTACATGACAATGCAAGCATCGTTCATGTATAAAATCTTCACTATCAGAGCTTTATAAATAGGACTGAGCAGAACTGTTTCACGAACTTTAACACTTCTCATTCATAGTCCGAACACTTGGACAATCTAGTAGATGAAAGTTAATAAACGGTAATGCTCAAACTTTTGAGAGATATATTATGAATTTAGAACAACTGAAATTAGAATCCTACGCTGACCTACCTATAACTAATCAAGAACGATTAGACCAAGAGGCCTTTAAGAATCAAGAGCTGAAGGCTAAGTGGTTAGATTATAAGTCACGGTTCGAACTTCTTCTTACAAAATCAAAAGGCGACTACCAGAGACTCTATCGTGCTAAATGGGAGTACTATGGTGGTAGGGCTGATGCTAAAGTATATGTCTCGAAACCCTTTGACCTAAAAGTTTTGAAGACTGACTTACAAATGTACATAACTTCAGATGAAGAAGTGATACAGCTTTCTGATAAAATTTCATACCTAGAAGTTGTTGGTAAGTTTTGTGATGGCGTTATTAAGTCTATCGATAATCGTGGATGGGATACCAAAAACGCTATAACTTGGAAACAGTTTGAGGCGGGTATGAACTAATGATAGATAAACAATTAATCATAGAACAACTGAAAGAAGTATATGATCCAGAGATGGAAGGTATTAACGTATACGATCTAGGCCTAATATACGATATTAAGATTAATGAAGAGGATAAATGGGTAGAGATTACTCACACATTGACTAGTGCTTTTTGTCCATTCGCAGATCAAATGGTTGCTGATATAACTAAAGCAGGCTATGTTACCGAAGTTCTCAACGTGGAAGTTATTACTACATTTGACCCGCCATTCACTATGGACATGGTTCCAGAAGAAACAAAAATGATGATGGGTTGGTAATGGCAGGGGGTGGTCTATATCTAAATGGCTAATGTAGTAGATTACGTAAAATATTATGAAGACATTCTATCTGTAGATCAATGTAAAGAAGTGCTACACTGTACAGAAACAGTATTCGTTGCTTCTTCATACTCAAATAAAGACGGGGAAATTGTATCTAATGAACGAGTTCGTATGGATGAGTTCTGGGTGAAGAAAGACAGCGTTCTCTATCCTCTCGTTCATGGCGGCTTCAGTAGAGTTATAAAAAAATATTCAGAAGAGTTTGAAAGATTTAGTGTACAGCACACAACAGATTTTAGAATAAA